GCTGGCAGTGTTCAGTAACGGGACTAATTTCCGTTCTGTCGATGCTCCCGGTTTTGTTGGCGTGCTTCCAGTGGCCAACGGAGGTACAGGACTTAGCACCACTCCGAGCAACGGTACGTTGCTAATTGGCAACGGGTCAGGCTTCTCCGCCGCTACCCTGACGGCAGGGGCCAACGTGACAATTACCAATGGCGCTGGTTCTATTACCATTGCGACCACTTCCGCCAGCGCTCCCATTCCTTCGGGCACGGTGATGTTGTTTGTCCAGTCTTCGGCTCCTACGGGGTGGACTAAAAGTGTTTCCCACGACAACAAAGCCCTGCGGGTGGTGAACGGCAGTGTCTCTTCCGGGGGCTCGGTTTCGTTTTCAACGGCTTTTTCAAACCAGTCGGTTAGCGGCTCTGTTGGCTCAACAACACTCAGTACTTCGCAGATGCCATTCCACAACCACAGTGCAAGTGTCAGTGATCCTAGTCACGTACATCAAAACGGGTTTGATGCGTTTGGAGTAAATGGGTATGCGGGGGCATTTGGCGGAAACGGCATAATTACTAATACCGCAGCCGCTGTTACAGGTATTTCTGTAACCGTTGGTTACGAAGGCAGCAGCGGCTCGCACAACCACTCGTTTTCTGGAACCTCAATTAACTTGGCGGTGCAGTATGTTGACGTGATTATCGCTACGGCTAACTAAAAGGATCGAATATGCGTGTAACTATTATTTACCCAGACCGGGCCGTCACCAAAGACGGGCTGACATACAGTAATTTAGCCTTTACGCTTCCCAACAACATCCACGCCGTGCAGTGGTTTGAAACGGAAGGCGAAGTGGAAATCTGCGATGCGCAAGGCCGGATGGTGGAAAACAAAACGATAACAGACATAAGCCCGTTTCAATCAGCGCTCGATGCTTGGCAGCTTCGTCACGATACCCCCGCTCCTGCGCCCACACCCGTATGAAACTAGAAAAGGGCAATTTTTGTCCCCTCATTAAAAAAGACTGCGTAGGACTTCAGTGCGCTTGGTTTGTTCAGGTCCGTGGGCACAATCCTAATACGGGGCAAGAAGTTGACGAATGGGCCTGCTCGATTGCGTGGATGCCCATCTTGATGATCGAGAACAGCCAGCAACAACGCCAAACCGGGGCTGCGGTTGAAACTTTCAGGAACGAGATGGTCAAAGCCAACGACACCAATCTGCGTGTGTTAGCCCATACTGCAAACATGATTACGTCGAACGCGCCGCCACCTACCAAGGCGCTTGAGTAGAACCCAGCTTTATGATCGACCCCTTCACAGCCCTAGCGGCAATACAAACGGCTGTGAAGCTGGTGAAGACGGCTGCCCAAACCGTCAAAGATGTGGAGTCGCTCGGCCCTGTACTGGGTAAGTTTTTCAGCGCCAAATCAGACGCCATCAAGGTTGTCCAGCAGTCCAAGACCAGTGGATTCAAGGGCTCTGCGATGGGTAAAGCCATCGAGCTTGAGCTTGCCATCGAGTCAGCCAGAGCGTTTGAGGAAGAGATCAAGATGCTCTTCTTCCAGAGCAACAAGATGGACGTGTGGGCCAAGATTCTGGCCCGCGCTGCAAGTATCGACAAAGAAGCAGCACATGAGGCCAGACGCCAGCGCGAGGCGGCTGCAAGGCACAAGAAAGAGATGGATGAGGTTATCACCCTTGTCCTGATGTTTGTGGTTCTGGCGCTGGTCTGCGGCGGTGTCGGCTGGATCATCTACAAAGCTGTGCAAGAGTGCGGCGGTCGGTGCTGATTGTGAGTAATGAAAATATGTTTTCTAACTTTGACCTGACTAAAGCCATTGGCGCAGTTGCTGCCAGTATTGCCGCGCTTGGCGGCGGTTACACCTTGGCCGACAAAATTGGGTGGTTTGACAGGGCCATTATTGAGTGGACACCAGAGCATTTCAAGATTGTTGCAGAGGCTGGACAGCCCATCAACGTAACGGTTGCCCGTATTAAAAAGCGTGATGACTGCTCAGTGGAGGGCTTTACCCCAAGCATCAGAGACGCAGCAGGTATGCTGCATGAAGCAACAACCACGGCGAGCAAGTTCAGCGGCCCAGCCGGGCCAGAGATTGACACGTTCACCTACCAGTTGACGATGGTGCGAAAAGAAAAGATTGCACCCGGTAAAGCCACCTTGCTGGCGACCATCAAATACAAATGTCCAGAGGGCGAGCGTATCGTTCAGTACCCTCGCCATGCAAATCTAAGTTTTGACTTGAAAGGCTAAATATGTTCCCCCTTACAGCACTATTTGAAATCGGCGGCAAGCTCATTGACAAGCTCATCCCAGACCCTGAAGCCAAGGCCAAGGCCCAGATGGAATTGGGGAAGATGGTTCAAGACGGTGAACTTGCCAAGATGGCGAACGACACCAAGCTCTACGAAGTCGAGCAGGAGAACATCACAGACCGCTGGCGCTCAGACATGGGCAGTGACTCTTGGATGTCTAAAAACATCCGCCCAATGGCTTTGATTGCTATCTTTGTGGCCTTCTTCCTGTTCACCATGATGTCTGCGTTTGGCTACAACGCGCAGGAGTCTTACGTCCAACTGCTGGGCCAGTGGGGGCAGATCATCTTCCTTGCCTACTTTGGCGGACGCACAGTTGAGAAGTTGGCTGACATGAAAATGGGTAAAAAATGAAAGAGAACTTTCCCGCAGCTTTAAACGCCCTGTTGAAACACGAGGGCGGCTACGTAAACCATCCGTCTGATCCGGGCGGCATGACCAACCTTGGCGTTACTAAGCGCGTCTGGGAGGAGTGGGTCGGCCACAAGGTGGACGAGAAGCAGATGCGTGCGCTGACCCCTGAGCTTGTGGCCCCCTTGTACAAGAAGAAGTACTGGGATAAGGTCTGCGGTGACGAGTTGCCGACTGGTTTGGACTTGGCTGTGTTTGATCTGGCCGTTAACTCAGGTCCGGGCCGCGCTGCCAAGATGCTGCAAAAGGTGCTGGGCGTACCCCAAGATGGTGCTATCGGCCCGCAGACGCTGGCAAAAGCGGTAAATGTTGATAGCAGTAAACTCATAGCCGATTACAATGCTGAAAGGCTGGCGTTCTTGCAAGCCTTGCCTACATGGGGCACCTTCGGCAAAGGTTGGGGTCGCCGCGTTGCTGAAGTCACTGAGCAAGCTACCCACATGACTGCGTAAGGAGTCCCCGTGCCACTACAAAAACTCCAGTTCCGACCCGGTGTAAACAGGGAATCGACCACGCTTACCAACGAAGGCGGATGGTTTGAGAGCGACAAGGTGCGTTTTCGTTCGGGTTCGGCTGAAAAAATTGGCGGTTGGGTTTCAGATGTTGGGGTATCTAACGCTGTGCTACAACCCCCAATAGGCTCGTTCTGGGGTGTCTGCCGTTCATTGTGGAATTGGATTACGCTGTCCAGCTACAACTTGCTGGGCCTCGGAACTAACCTTAAATACTATATCCAAAACGGCACCGGCGGTTTTTTCTACGACATCACGCCAATTCGCCAAACCACCACAGCGGGGGATGTAACCTTCGCAGCCACGACGGGCTCCACAACCCTGACAATCACCGATGCCGCGCACGGAGCGCAAGCTGGGGATTTTGTGACGTACAGCGGCGCGGTGAGCTTGGGTGGGGTCATCACAGCCACCGTGCTCAATAGAGAGTATCAAGTAGTGGCCGTCACCAGCAATAACGTCTACACAATTACTTCTGCGGTTGCAGCAAACGCTTCGGACATAGGTAACGGGGGCTCGTCTGTGGTTGGCGCGTATCAAATTACAACGGGCTCGGACATCTACACCGTCAGTGTGGGCTGGGGTGCCGGTGGTTGGAGCGGAATTACAACGGGATTTACAAGCACTGGATGGGGTTCTCCTGCTCCGTCAGGTGTGGGCCTTGGCGTGCAGCTTCGTCTTTGGAGCCAGTCTAATTACGGTCAGAACCTTATCTTCAATCCCCGTGGCGGTGCGCTGTACTACTGGGCAGTGAACGCCAACCCCAACATATTTGACCGTGGTGGGATTCTCTCCTCCACAAGCTCGGGCGTTTTCCAAACAGATGTGGATTGCCCGTCGATATGTAACTTCACAATGGTGTCGGACGCCTCCCGCTTTGTGCTTTCGTTTGGCGTAAATGACTACGGTTCGGTGATTCAAAACCCATTGTTAGTGCGCTGGTCAAACCAAGAAGACTACACAACGTGGACCCCTGCAATTACCAATCAGGCG